CCTTTAGGGGGGGTGGGGGGTAACGGGGGCCACCGCCTGGCAGCGGTTCGGTCGGCGTCGTCTTTCCTCTCCGAGGCGGCGCCGGCCGTGTCGCCCCCACTGTCACACCCGTGTGCCATACTGGTTCCATGATCGAGATCCCGATTCGCCAGAGTTTCCTGAACACGTTCTCGAACTGCCCGGAGCAGGCCCGCCAGGACCGCCTGGGTCTTGTCCGTTCGCAGGAGAGTAGCGACATGTTGCGAGGCAACATGGTTCACGCCGCTATCGAGTATTGCGGCAACGAACTAATGCACACAGGTAACAGGCTTTCTTTCGACGAAACATCCGAATACATGGATTCCATTACACCTACTCTTGCCCAAGATGTGCAGGTGTGGCGGCACGAGTTTGAGAACGTTGTCGATGTTGCCAGAAAGAATCTTTTAGTATGGCATGAAGAATGCTTTCCCAATCTGTTAGTTCCGACGGGGGTTGAGCAGTCTTTCCGCACCGTTCTTGATGAACGGGATGGCGTACGCTTAGTGCTTACCGGCACGGCCGACTGGGTTCAGGATGGTTTGATCCTGGACTGGAAGAACCCGAGCCGCGAGTACCTGCCGTGGGAGCAGCGCCGCTGGAACCTGCAGGCCAGCGTCTACTGTTTCGCTTTCGGGATACCAGACTTCGATCTGGTGGCGTTGGTAAAGGGGAAGATGCAGGCCATCCGCATCGAGCGTCAAGAGCCTCACACAGAGGCGCTCCGGGATCTATGCTGGTCGATAGCCGCTCTTATACAATCTGATCTAAAGGTCTGGCCTATGCGATGGTCGGGATGGCATTGCTCTCCGCAATGGTGTCCCGTCTGGCAGGCTGGTGAATGCCGAGGGAAACACCTTGGTTCTACGCCCTGGTAAAGGGGAGAGAGAGAGAAACAGTATGGATGCGAGAGATCGTTCGATCATCGCTCAGGTTGCAGCAAAGGTAGCAGGCTCTGTCTGTTGCGGGAGCGGCGACATCGACAAGTACCTGGGTTGCGTGGAGGCGGTCCACAACGACCTGGTGGAGCGTACCGGTGTCGGCATCGTCGCCCAGGCGTTCCCCGGAGCGGTCGCTGTGGCCGCTCCTCCGCCCGGCCCGACGCAGCAGTCGGTGGTTGCCGCACCGGCGCCCCGCCCCGCAGGCGGGGCACCTAACGGCCCGCAGTTGGGTCAGAAGATTTACCCACGGGTCGACTTCTGTGTCGGCAAGCAGTCAGACGAGAAGCAGGCTGCCTGGAACCTGCTGGCGTTCCAGCCGAACGAGTGGTCGGACGGTAACGGCGGCACCATCAAGGTGTTCGAGGTGAAGGAACACGGCGACGGTTCCACCGATCTTGCCAAGAGCGGCAAGAACTTCCCGAACTTCTCCGTGATGAAGGAGGCGTTCACACACATGGGGCTGAACGTGTCGAACAACGTGGGCCTGTGGGTCAACGACGGTGACAGCAACGTCCCGTTGAAGGTGTGGGACCAGGCATCCGGCCAGACGCAGGCCGACGCTGTCGACTTCCCGTGGGACAGCCGCCGTTCCGAACTCCAGCAGTACGCCTACCAGACCAACCGGTAGGTGAGCGACGACGCACCCGTTGCGTTCAGCGACGCTGACATTGACGCCCGATTGGGGGGTGTCGATGTTCAGCCCGCTGAACACAACTACCGTTACTTCCAGCCCAGCCACAAGGCGGTAGACAAGTGGATGGAGTACGCAGCGGGGAGCCACGACAGGTTCTTCCTGGGGTTGGGAGACATCGACACCAAGATGCGTGGCGTGTGGCCGTCCGACGTTCTCGTCGTCACGGGCCGTGCCCATAGCGGCAAGTCCGCTGTGCTACTGTCAGCCATAGCGACGAATCTGAACAACGACCCGGACTTTCGGGCTGTGATCTTCACACCGGACGAACCAGAGACTCTAGTCATCAGCAAACTGTACGCTTTGCTATACATGCAGAACCTTGCCGATGTGGAAGAAGCCCTCCAGGCGGGCGACATGATTCACCGGCAGCACATCGAGGACGCCAAGGAGATGCTGGATCGGGTAAAGATATTCCCATCCGCTATGCCCTTTGGTGAGATGAGTGTTGCTCTTTCCGAGTGTGAAGACTTCTGGCAGATCCGACCCCGCTTCGTGATGATCGACTTCCTGGAGCAGTTGCCGGCAGCGTCCGGTTACGAGGGTGTCTCATCCGTGTTGAAGGGTGTCAAGGAGTGGGCCGAAACAGAGAACCTTCCCGTCGGCCTTGTTCACCAGTCGGGTAAGAGTTCGACGAGGGGAACGTCGAGGGGAATGGATGACGGCAAGTTCAACGCAGACGAGTACGCCATCCTCCAGTTGAATGTGTTCCGCAAACGAGACTTGGCGAAACTCGACGAACACCAACGCCGCATCCATTCGGTATCTATTTCATTAGACCTGTGTAAGAACAAGCGGCCTCCATGCCACACAACGAACCCACCCATCGACTACTTCATGGACCCGCACTGTGGCCTCGTTCGGGAATACTACGAATCTGACATCCCTGTGGATGACCGATGGTTGACTTAGTCGACACCTTCGCCCGGCTACACCAGGGTGGCCGCATAGCCACCAACTATGACGGTATCCGCCCTCTGGTTGACCCCCAGGGGGTGGCTTACTCCGCCGAAGGTGAACCGTATGTGGACGCTGTCCGGGAACACCTGGAGGGGGAACCACCCATCGGGGTGTACCCCCTATTCAGGAAAGACTACCAGCGTACCGCTGAATGGTATGTGAACTGGTTGGCTGTCGACCTCGACGAGGGTGAGCCTGACTTCGTTCACGCCTGCAACCTGCAACGGTTGCTGCAACGGTTCGGTGTTCAAGGCTGGATCGAACGATCCAGGTCGAAAGGGTTCCACCTGTGGGTGTACCTGCGGCAGCCGTTGACAGCGGAAATGGGTCGTGAAGCGATGCTGGGTGCATGCCGCCTGGTGGATGTACCAACCAAGGAGGTGTACCCCAAGCAGACTATTCTGGAGGGGAAAGGGTTCGGGAACTGCCTGCTGCTGCCCTACCCGAACCTGGCGAACCCCGGCCGGCAGGTAGTCATCAACTCTGACAACGAACCGTACGACCTCGACGAGTTTGTGGAAACAGCGTGGGAGTCGCGTGCCTCCAGTCACGCCATCCGATCCGTTCATGCCCTGTACCAGGAGCGGCACCTAAAGCCCATAGCGAAGGTCGAACAGACCCGCTGCCGTGATGACGACAACTTCGCTTACATAGCCCGCCGTATATGGGAGGGTGATATCCGGGAGGACCGCTCCAACGCCCTGTATACTTTCGCCTGTTCCCTGTTCAGACAAAACTACAGTGACCACACTGTCCTGCGACTCACCGGAGAACTCGATGAACGTGTCGGAAAGTTTGTAGACCGCAACGACCGGAACCAACGCCTGGAAGAACTTGTTACGAATGCCAGGCACAACACTCTAGGAGAACTTTGATGGCCCCCAACCCGCAGACATACCGGTTTACCGTCCGGGGGCAGCCTCGCGCCAAGGGGCGTCCCCGCTTCGGCAAGGGACGCACCTACACGCCGAAGGGAACGGTCGACGCTGAGGCTGTGATCGCTGAGGCGTACAAGGGACCGAAGTTTGAGGGGCCGGTGTCGATGGCGTGCGTGTTCTCCAAGGACCGGATCACAATCACGTTGACACCCCTGGAGATGGAAAGATCGATGCTGCGAGGGGATGTATCCAACTATCTGAAACTTGTCGAGGATGCTCTGAACGGTTTGGCCTATGACGATGACCGCCAGGTTCATCGTCTGATCGGGAAGAAGAAATGATACAGATCGAACTGGATCCCTGGGAGTACGAACATGCCTTGAACATTGGGGCGCGCCGTTTCGTAGCGAACTGGGGTAAGCGTGACGCCGCCCACTACGACAAGAACCTCATGGAGGACAACCGCACAGCGCAGGCTGCTGCCTGCGTGGGGGAACTGGCTGTCGCTAAGATCACCAACCAGTATTGGTCGGGGCATGTCTGGCACAAGTCAGACCACAAGTTTTACAAGCATCTCCCTGACGTGGGCCACAACATTGAGGTGCGTCGGGTACGGACCAGCACCAACGCTGCTGTACGCCGCCGACAGTTGGAGCAGGGGCTGGTGCTGTGGGTGGTGCAACCAGTACCACCCGAGTTTCGGGTGGTCGACATCCTGGGGTGGATCGACTACGACGAAGCGTGGGAGAAGGGCGAGCCGGCACATTACGACCCGGAGAACACACGGGTCATAGGGGAGCAGTTTCTGAACGCACCGTCTATTGAGTAGGTCGGAGCGGGGGGCATGGACAGCCGACCCATACTTGATGGATGTTCTTTTAGGGCCGGCCGGTGCAACATCGATTCGGCCGTGGGCGCAGCGGCGCCCAGAGGATCTTTACGACGCTTTGATGCGGTGCCCTCCTGGGGTTGAACCCGAGGAAAGCATCGCGGAGCAAGACGAGTTGCGGGAGATTCTCGCTGACGCTCTGGATCACCTCACGGCGGAAGAACAGTGGATCTTCCACATGCTCACCACGGTGCGGTTGAGTTTACGTTTTGTCGGCAGCATTCTCGATGTTCCCAAAACAACTCTGGCGCGTAGACGCGACAGGATCATTCAGAAACTACAGGTAGCGTTGCTTGAATCACCTGTCATACATGAACGAATACGATCCTATTCTTCGGAGTCGTAAAGCATCAGGCACTGTTCGATCATGTCGACGAACCCGGTGACCCACCCTAGGATCCGAGACAAAGCAATGAGGTCGCCGCCGTCGGCATCATGCCAACCGCCGACCATCCTCATTGCTTCATCCCGTTGAAAGACAAGAAGCACACCGAGTTGGTTGCCGTACCAGGAGGCGTGAGTGCCGTCCTCTATGTCGAGCAGATGCCGGCTTTCCTGAAAGGAACGCAGAACGTCTTGCTCTAGTTGAACGCCGCTGGATGCCATAAAGTCACCCCATTGAGCGTCAAGGTCATCCACTATGCGATCTTATCCCTGGCGTATGTCTTGATGACGGATAGTGCTGCCGCAACGCCGGCAATGATACCGCTCCGCGCTGTGGACAGGTCGCTGACTAGGAACACTCCCAGGAATCCCTGGCAAAAGGTCCACGCTGCTCTCTCTAGCATGTCGGTCATTTCTTCCCTCTCGATTTTGGTTTCGCTTTATCGTAAGCGATAGCGGCGGCCTGGTCCCGTGGGTACCCTTCGGTAATCAACTTACCGATGTTGTGGCCGATGACATCTTGACTGGAACCCTTTTTCAGGGGCATGTCAGTACCTTGGACGACGAGGCTTCTTGCCTGGCATCAGTCACGCAGGGCTTTGCGGGCGCCAGCCTTCGACGGTGAGCCGACAGTACCGATGCCGTCACCTCTGTTCACTGTGGTGACAAGCACCTTGGCGGCCTTCACTGGGCGTGGTGTTGAACCATCCCTCATAGTGTCCTACTTCCCGAAGGGGCGACCGCCGTGAGCGGCGTTCCCCAGTTTCGTCTTGCGAAGATACGCCGCGTCCTTCTTGGCCTGCACGCTCATGGCGTGCATGTTCTCGCTCGACGTTGAGTTGTACGGCTGCTTGTTCTGCGAGCCGAACGTCTTCTCGAATGTGTCGTAACCTTTGCCCTTCGGCATGTTGGGTACCTCCTATTAGATGGGTGGAGTGTCCCTCTAAACGAAGAACAGTGCCGTCCAGGTAGCCCCGTCAAGGACACCGTTCGGCTTCAAGAAGCCCATTGCCTTCTCGAACTGTTTCACGGCAGCCGCTGTACGCCTACCATAGATACCATCCGCAGGCCCAGGGTCGTACCCACGGTGCCTCAGATGGCTCTGAGCGACCCGCACAGCCTCTCCACGGCTCCTGTGGCGCCTCGACAGAGGTGCAGCCGCCACACGGTCCCTGAGAGCCGTCAGATGGGCCACAATCCCCGCCCAGTCGATATCCGACGGTGAACCCTGATCCACCTTCCCCCCATTCGTCAACCACTCATACAACCAGTCGCCAGGACAAGTCGACGACGACATGTCCCGATGCCCCCGCACCCACAACGAACCCCCATACCGGAACTGCACATCATCAATGACCATCTGGATAGCCTTCAACGCCACCGTCGGCACCGGATCAAACCCCCACCCCGTATAACAAATCGACTCCGAACGGGCATTCCAACCCTTCGTAGCAGCACCACGCCAACCACCACCACGCCCCTCGAACACCCCACCAGTCGGATCCACCAACCAGTTGTAGGCAATCCCATCCCACTTACGGGTATCCATGTGATACGCCTCGAAGGCCCTCACCGCAGCAATCCCCGACGGGCCACCCTCCACACCGCTGTGATGCAACACGACACCCTTCACACGGTGCGGACGCAACGCACGAAACGGTTTCGCCGGCTCACGCGCCCCCCACTCCAACCTGTTCGTAACCAACTGCCTCATCGAAGCCTCATCTCAATATCGATCAGATCACGGATCTTATTATCGAAATCCCGATCATTCCTAATCATCTGATTACGAGTCTCATGCGGATCATTGATCCGCACCTGCGTACCAAACACCGTCGACACCACAGTCGACACAACCCGCCGCGAATACCGCTTCTCATTCGGCAACATCCTACGGAACCTCGACAAGAACGGCATCCAACTATCCAGCATATACAAGTCCTGGTCCCGCATCTTGTATTCCCCCTTCTTGTTCTTCTTCGCCTTCCCCGCCAAAGCCAAAGCCTGCATCAGAAACGGAAACTTGTCGTACACATGCGGCACCTGCTGAAACCTGCCGCTGAACGGCAAATCAGCGAAGAACTGCTTCCCCGCCCAAATCTCCAACGGCACCTTCACCGGAGGTGCAGCCGACTCGGCAAACACCCGCGTGATCGAAGTCGGTTCCTTCATCAAACGGTTCAAATCCCGGAACGGTAGATCAGGAATCCAATACGACTGATAGTCGTTGATCTTCCACGGCAACCGGATAGCCATATTCTCCAGGAAATAATCCGGGACGATACCCTCCTCCTTCGACTGAAGTTCCAGATTGCCCTTCACCTGCTGCAACCGGCCCCACGCATACGGATGCTTCCCCAGGCTCTCCACCAGAATCGGCACCACATTCTTCTGCCACGTCCAGAACGGAATAATGCGCCGCGCCTTCCGTTCCGTAGCCGTCAAATCAGCGTAGTTGAAATGGAACTTGTAAACCTGGGAGGCAGCCTCACCAACCGAACCACCCTTCTGCAACACATCGAACGCCAAAGCGCCACGCAACACCGTTTCCATCTGCTCATTCGCAGACCGGATAAACCGGAACGGAGCAAACTCGGTCGACGCAGGATTGAACACCACATCAATCGGGTTCCCTGTAAACGGGTTACGAGACTCCTTGACAAGCCTCATAGCAACAGACCTATCAACCTCCGTAATAACCTGACCGCCACCAACAATGCCGCTCTCCAGGACACGCCTAATGGTACGCAACTCGTTGACATCGACACGAGAACCGAAACCGACACCCACCGTCTTCTTCGTGGACCCCAGCAACTTGCCGATCATGTCGTCAATGCCGGCCACCGCATCACCCTTACCGCCCCGTAGCGCCCGGAAATACGTTCCAGCAAACTTGTTCGTCGACCCCAACTCCATCAAACCGAACGCATACGACAACCAACTACCGCCCAAACCGTTACGAAGAACGAAACCAGGCGTCGACACGGCCTGCGCCTTCCAGTAGTTCAAGAACTTGTCGTACCACTTCAGGAACGTGCTGAAATCACCAGCCGACGAAGTCGTCTTGAACAACGCATTCAACATCTCGAACAACGGGGCGTTCTGCACATCCTCGCCAGCGTGAGCCGACCAGCCCTGCGACCAACCCGGCGACGCTGAGTTCGGACCCCACTGGGCAGCCGTCTGCTGCGTCAACATGTTCCCGAACAGGTCGTCGCCCTTCCCCAAGTCCCTGACACGAACAGCATTGAACTTACGCAACGCCCCCTGGAAATGATCCAGGTCTGTACGCCTAGCGTCATACAACTCAGGCACAATCCCAGCCTCCACGGTGGCGCCCGCTTCCTTCATCACGGCCTTCTCAGCCTTCAACTGACTCAACCGCCCCTCCATCAACGCAATCTCCGCCTCAGCATCCAACCCGGCAGCCATCGCCCCCTGAGCCTCCCTGAAATGCTCCGAAGCATACGCCAAATGAGTGAGGCGCTCAGTTTCAGTCAACAACCGCCGCTCCGCCTCCGTAAACGCCATCTTCTGATCCAACGGCATCCGCCACATCGGCTCATCCATCCACGACAAGCCCCTCACACCCA